ATGTAAGTGTTGAATTTTTTGAGCAAGATACTGACAACGTACAAAAGAACTTTGTAACAGTTAGAGTTCAAGAAAGACTTGCAATGACAACTTATTTACCAAATGCATTATGTAGAGGTTCATTCGCTACAGTAATAGCAGCTTTATAATTAATTAGAGTTTATATAATTAAAAAAGGGGAGTAGTTAATTCTATTCCCCTTTTTCTTGTTTGTATTTTAACAAACTGAATTATCACACTCTATTTAAATAATCATTAACTAAATCTTGTCTAGTTATATTAGGTGTATCTATTATATATAAAAATTTATCTGCATCTACATATAACCATCTAAGTTTTTGTACATCAGTTAATGTTTTGTTTTTACATGCTTCTGTATAGTTAACAGCACCATAGTTAAAAAAGATATCTGATGTTCTAATATCTACTTTACTTTCATTTATTGTATTTGTCATTTCTTTATTTTTTAAATTAAACATATGCTAATATAACAAAAATACTTTAAATAAAAAAATAATTAAAAAAAAGTAAAAATATTTTTATTTATTAAAAAAAAGATGTATATTTACATTATAAATAAAAACAACTAAATTAAAAATTATGGAAAGTTTATCAGAAATTAAAACAGTAGAATTAAAAAAAGTAGAAATCAGTATTTTAATAAAATTATTAGAAAAAAGAAAAGACCAAATATTAGATTCAAGTGAAACACCAGAAATGAAATTAAGATTAAGTGGTAGTTATAGTAGAATGGTTACAAAACTTGCAATGGCATTATAATAATAAAATAAATATAACACAGATGCTGATAACCCAAGTATCGCAGAAACAGTTCCGAAATTAGTCAGAACGTAGTCAAGTGAAAAAAGGCAGCATCTTTTTTAAAAATTAGAAATTATGAATAAAAAAGAAATATTAGAAGCATTAACATTTATAGCATATACAATAATTGGAATTGGAATGTTTTGTGTTTTATATTTGATATCTGAAATATTTTCCGTATAATGAAAACAATATATAAAGCAACACAACAAGATATAAATATGCCAGTAGATAAAATATTACAAAAAAGAATTATAAAATATTTTTGTTGGGGATTACCACAATTAGTTTTTTGGTCAATTATGATTATTAACTTTTTATTTTATTTACTACGATAATGGCACAAATATCAAAATTAATAGAACCTGTAAATAATGTTTTAAGAGAACATAAAGATAAATTAACATCTGATGATTATACTTTTATATTAGGTAGATTAATTCAAGTAAAAGACAAACTCATTGAAATAACATCTCGTGAGTAAGTATTTTTTCATTTTTATTTAGTTTTAAAGTGGTAGTGTATTAATTAGTCGTTAAAACATTACCACTTTTTTTGTAACTTTATTTTCGTGGATTCCAATGCAAAAGGTTGTATTGCTGAATATAAATTTGGTATTGAATGTCTTAAACGAGATATAAAAGTTTCTTACCCCCTAATCCATACTTCTTTTTATGATTGTATAGCTGATACAGGAGATAAAATGTATCGTATTCAAATTAAATCTACAACTCAAGGATTTCAAAAAAATAGAAAAACTGTTCATATACAATGGAAACATAGTTATGAAAAAAAAGATGTAGATTATTTTGCAATTTGGGTAGAAAAATATGAAGGGTTTTTTATTTTTAAAAATGATGGTAAAAGATTGGCGGTTCGATTAAGTCAAACAAATGCTTATTCAAAATTTTTTAATAACTTTGATTTTAAATAGTTTTTTCTTTCTTTATTCTTTTCTTAAAAATGCACTGTAAATCTTTATGGTGCATTTTTTTTATCTTTGTATTAAATAAATTAACAAATTATGAAAGCATACAGGAGTAATGAGTTGAATCAGTTTCATACACAAATCAAAATTACTGCCACAACAGGTTCAGAAATAGTAACAACGACTAATGCTAAAGATTATATGAGGGTTGATACTTCTGCAGATGATACTATAATTGCAAGAATGATAACTGAAGCGAGATTGGTAATTGAAAATTATATTACAAAAGACATTGTAGCTAAAACAAGAAAATTTTATTTAGCAAGTGTTGATGATAGGTTTGTATTACCTTTTTCACCAATAGCATCGGTACAATCAATAACAGTTGAAGGTACTGCAACAACTAATTACACAACTTATGGTTTAGATGATACAATAATTGAGTTAGGTAGTTTACCTGCTGAGGAAGTTATTGTAAGCTATACAACATCAGGAATGAATGATAGCTTATTAATTCAAGCAATTTTACAATTGGTTTCAAGTTATTATGATAATAGAACAGATTATGTAAAAGGCACTATGACTGAAATACCAACAAGTGTAAAAAACACTTTAAGTGGATTTAAAACAATGTTTATATAATGAATGCAGGTAAATTAGATAAAAGAGTTTTAATTAAAAGACAAACAAAATCAAGTGATGGTTTTGGTGGGTTTACTTCTACAAATGCAACACAAAGCACTATATGGGCAAATGTAAGTTTTACAAAAGGAGATATAACAAGTAAAAATGGTAGAAAAAAAAGAAGTTTGCAAATAGAGTTGTTAATCAGAAAAAAAACTGCTGATAATATATTAACAACTGATTTATTGCAAATAGAAAATATAGCGGGTTTATATCAAATAAATGATATGTATGATGCCGATTATAAATATTACACTAAACTTATCGCTACAAAAAGAGATTAATTATGAATATAAATGTAAATGTAGATAGGCAAGATGTTCAGCAACTTGATGCTGCAATTAACAGGCTTAAATCATTTAGTTCTACACGATTTTATAATGAAATACAAAAAGGTGGATTAAATGCTGCATATAAAGTAAAAAAAGATGCACCATACGACACAGGTAATTTAAGATTAAATGTGAAATGGGATGGTAAAGCGATTAGGTCAGATGCACCTTATTCTGGATTTTTAGAATTTGGTACAAAATATCAAAAGAGACAAGAGTATTTTATTAAAAATATTTTAGCAGAAGTTCAAAGAACAATAAGAAATATTGAAACAAAAATTAAAAGAACTTTAAGAAAATGAAAGAGGTAATACATTATATAAGACAAAAGATTATTACAAGATTAAATGGTAATGTTAGTTTTGGTGGAAATAATGTACCTGTTTTTAATAGAGTACCAAGCACACAAAGTGAACCTTATATTATAGTTTATTCAAATGATGAATCTAATATAGACAATAATCAAACTTCATTTATTACAGAATGTGTTACAAGAATAGAAGTTGTAACATCATTTTTATCAGATGATGGTGGAGAATATCAAGCAAATACAATTGTAAATAGTATATTACAATTAATTAGAACAAGTAAAACAGATTATTTTGATTTAAGTTCTGACAATTTTAATGTATATACTTTTAACATTGAAGGCATTTCATATATAGAAGATGCTGATGAAGAAAAAACATATTTTAGAGCATTGATAGATATATCAAACAGAGTTCAACAAAATTAAATATTATGGCAAAAAGTAAAAAAAGTAATTTTAGTAAACATATTTCTTGGAAGGAAGCAACAGGTTCTAATACTGCAAAAAAATTAGACATAGATAATACCCCAACAGAAGAAGCATTATCGAATATGAAAATATTAGCAGATGAATTATTTGAACCATTAAGAAAAAAAATAGATGAACCAATTTTAGTTACATCTTTTTATCGTTCACAAGAATTAAATAATGCTATTGGTGGTGCTGCAGCAGTTTCACAACATATTACTGGAAATGCAATAGATTTAGATGCAACAGGTATATCTAATTGTGAATTGTTTTATATAATTAAAAATGAATTTGATTATGATAAATTAATTTGGGAATTAGGAGATGATAATAACCCTGCTTGGATTCATGTTTCTTATGTAAAAGGTAATAATAGAAAATTAGTTTATCAAGCTAAAAGAAAAGAAGGTAAAGGATATTCTACATACCATTCTTTTGAGTTAGATAAAATAGATGAAGATGCTTAAACTTTTAAAAAAACTATTAGGTTTTAAAACAAGTGATGATATTGGTGGACTTGGATTAGAAATTAGAGAATTAATTAAAGGTAAAGAAATAGACCCACAAAAGTTAATTGAACTACAAGCACAAATTAACGAACAAGAAGCCAAGCACAGAACAATTTTTGTAGCAGGTTGGCGACCTTTTATCGGTTGGGTTTGTGGATTTGCACTTGCATATAATTTTGTACTAAGAGATTTACTTGTATGGTATGTTGGAGTTGAATCAGCACCACCTGCTTTGCAAATGGAACATTTAATGACAGTTTTAATCGGTATGCTTGGACTTGGTGGTATGAGAACTTTTGAGAAGTTTAATAACAAAACAAACTAATGGCAAGAAAAGTATTTATTTCTTATGTTGAAAAACCAAAGAAAAAAAGACCTGGCCGCCATAGTAAAAATGCAAGTAAAGGTCAATCAGGTTACAAAAAAAAATATCGTGGACAAGGTCGAAACCATTAATTTATAATTTATTATTTTTGTAGTAAATTATTTAACTATGTCAAACGATTTATTTTATTCAGGAAATTATCAAAAAGCAGCTTTCGGAGAATTTGGTTTAAGGATAATTGCTTCAAGTGGAACAAGTACAGTTGGTGAAAAATACAATGCAATACAAGCATTAGAAGATTCAACAATAACTTGTACAAATGCAGCAACAGGTGGTGATACATCAATAACAAGTTTAGAATTAAGTGCAGGATTAATAATATATGGTACATTTCATACAATAAGTTGTGCATCAGGTAAAGTAGTTGCTTATATAGAATAATATGTTAGGACTTGGAATGAATTTAGCGAAAATGGGCAACAAGGTTGCTACTGCTATTTCTAAATTAAGACAATATTGGAATAAGAATCAACAACAATGGCAAAACGTAAATAAAAATTGGGAATCATTATAAATAAAAAATTATGGCAGTTAAACAGGTAATAAAATAAAAGATACTTATACTTCACTACTAAAAGTTGGTGATAATGGTGCTATTGATAGTTCAGCACAAGCACTAACTGATGGTGCAGGTAATGCATTAGGATTAACACTTACAAATACAGGTATAATTGTTTCTACTGCAAAAGGTACATTAATAGGAACATCTTCAACAGGTGAGGTTTCTAGCACGTTAATAGCTGATAATGCAGTTGATGCTACTAGATTAAATGTAAGTGGTAATGGAACAAGTGGTCAATATCTTATAAGTGATGGTGATGGAAGTTTTTCTTGGCAAACTTTATCTGCAGGTGATATTACAAGTGTAGTTGCAGGTGATGGTCTAACAGGTGGTGGTACGAGTGGTGATGTAACTTTGACAGTTAGTGTTGATGATTCTACAATAGAAACAAATGCAGATGCGTTAAGGATAAAAGATTTAGGTGTAACTACTGCAAAGATTGCTAATGATGGTGTTACCTATGCAAAATTAGGTGCAGAGTTTACAACTGCAGCAGCATTAAGTGGAACTTCAGTAGATTGGGCAACTGCTACAACATTTACTAAAACAATAAGTGGAGATACAACATTAACTTTTGCTAATGTATCAACAGGTATGCAAATTAATTTAGTTATAAGTGGTAATCACGCTTTAACTTTACCTGCAAGTGTAAAAGAACTTACAAATGCTTCAACGTATGATGGAAGTGGAGAAAATTTAATAAGTATAGTTTCTACAAATGGAAACACAGAACAATTCGCAACAATAAATAAAGTAGCATAATTATGAAAGCAGTAAATAACGCAGGTGAAATAACTTTTTATCAATCATTACCAAATTCATTTAGGTCATCAACAGGATTGCATTTAAACGTAAAAGGGTGGAGTGATAGCAAAATGAAAGACAATGGTCTTTTTGATGTAATCATAGATGATAATTATGATGAAAGAATACACGATTTAGGTGATATATATTGGGACACAGGAGCAACTGTATTTAGAAAAGACAAGTCTAATAAAACATTTGATAAATCAGTAAGCGAATTAAAAGAACAAGCGATTAGCAACTTTAAAAGTAGAATAGGAAGTGAAC